TATATGGACGAACACCAGCCATCGCTGCTTCAGCATCAGTTAAAAGAATATTTCCGTCAGCGTCTAATGAAGCAGAAGGAATTACTCTTTGAATTTCTGCTAGATTTTCAGGGTCAATAATGCCAAATGGTTTTAGGTCATTATTTTTTGAAGCAGAAGTTTTACTCAAATCATAAAACTTACCATCACTGCCCATCTGGCCAGAAGTCGCGCCATATCGTGTTAACTCTGCTGCTGTTGCAGGGCGATAGGTTACCTTACCAGCAGCAGGCTTCAGACTTGGAGCCAACTGCAACGCAGTTTGCATCCGCGCCTGATCTGTTTCGCGCTTTTCTTTTTTCTTGGCAGCAAGATAATCGGCTGGTGCTTGCATAGCGCCCACAGCAGATCCTAATACAGTCGCACCGGGCTGTGACGCCCCTTGGCCCATAGCCAAGAAGAATTGCAGCGCAGCCTCATAAGGATCAGCCTTGGGTGGATCTGGGTACATTTGTCGAGCAAAATCTGCTGCCATCTGACCGCCCTTTGAGCCGCCAGCCAAGCGCCCCAAGATAGGCGTCAAAGCACCCATGTTACCCATATCATTTAAAGTGGTTCCTGATGCTCCTAGAGGCTTATTATTCACTGCCATAATATATCCTTACTGACCTCTGCCCATTCTATACGCGCTGTATCCTGCGCCAATGCCAGCCAGTGCTTGGCCGTAAATAGATGGATTGTCTTTGTAAATAGTTCCCATTTCATTACGATAGCTGCGCGTGTTGTATGGAGTTCCAGAAAGTGCGCCCAATGCAAAGTTGACCATTTCCTGTGGGTAATTCTTTTGATCCATGTAATCAGCATATGCATAGTCCAAAGCGCGTTGATCCAGTAAACGCTGCGCCTCTCCCGAAGATATAAGACCAGCCGCTGCTTGGTTTTGCAAAGCCATAACGTCAGATCCCATGCCTTGGTAAGCATTCATCTGAGCTATGCGAGCTGCTTCGTCTGTTTCGAAGCCAGAGCGCAGTGCGTCTTCTGCACCAAATCTTGCGGCACGTTGATCGCCATAACGACCATACATAACGTCTTCTGCCCCAAAGCGAGCTGTACGATCTGCTTCTGCTTGCTGCCGTCTTGCATCTTCGGCTGAGAACCGACCCGCACGGTCTTCCATAAATTGACCGCGCATAACATCTTCCGCGCCAAATCGTGACGCCTGATCGTCCATAAACCGCCCACGCATAACGTCTTCCGTTCCGAAGCGAGCTGCACGGTCTTCCATAAACTGTCCACGCATGACATCTTCTGCACCGAATCGAGCTGCACGATCACGTTCTGACTGTGCAACATCTTGGTCGTATCTGCCTGCCGCAAAGCCCAGACCCTCACGCGCTGCTCTTGCGCGAAGATCGCCAGCCGCTTGCGCGCCTTCTCCTGCCGCTGTGCCTTCAAGAATGCCTAATCTAGATCCACCAAATGCGCCACTTCTAGCTGCACTTGCGCGAGCTTGATTTTGAGCCTGTATGGTTTGTTGTTCAATTTCTCGAACAGCAGGGTCCATAGAGCTTTGGTAAATATCCATGTATTCTTGTGCGTTTTCCATTGAAAATGGATCTACGCCTTGACCGATTAATTCTTCTCGCGTTGCGCCCTGATAATTACCCATCAAGTCTTCGCGTGAAGCACCATCATATTGACCAAGCAATTCTGCGCGTGAAGCACCTTGATACTGTCCAAGCAGCTCATCAGCAGATAAACCTTGGAAGTCACCTTCCAAATAGCCTCTGCTCGCGCCGCTATAGGGATCTCCCATTAACTCTTCACGAGTCATAGAGTCGTAACCCTGACCCAATGTATTTGCCACTGCACTTGCGCGGTTCATGTATGGAAGGTAGTTTTCAGCGCCTTCGCGGAGGATAGCTTGTCCAGCACGTTCATCTTCACTAAATTTACTACCGTCATATGAGGCGTATCTTTCGCCAGTAAAATTTGGATAAGGAGAATCTGCTACTTCAGCGGCCCTTGAAAAAATAGTCCGACCAGCAGCGGCTACCCATTCTGGAATTTCTGTGCCTTCAACAATACTTTTTTGATCTGGCAACTCAGTGTATGATGGTGTGCAAAACCCTGCCATTTAAGCCTCCGTATAGAGCGAACCGACTTTGGATAATCCAAGGCGCTCATAAAATTTATCTTTTCGCTCGCCATCTCCCGAATAGACATGGCCTACTTTGATTTTGAACTTAGATTTCTTTGCCACTTTCATAAAGCTCTTTATCAACCTTGCTGCGATATTTGACTTTCTATGCTCTTTATAGACGAAGAACCACATATCAGCCAAATATTTATCGCTAGACCACCAATCAGATGTTTCTATACCCGCTATAGAACCTACTATTTTACCGTCCACATCGAAAACTATAACAATGCCTTTATGCAAAGCATGGCTGATTGCTGATGTTAGTTTTTCAGAATCGATTGATGACGTGCCTTTGACCGTATCTGAATGCATGACGCTTAACATCATGTATATTTCAGAAAGATCTTCGACTGTCGCCAATCTAAGCATTAGCTCATCCCGCCTAACGCGCCCATTTGTGGCCCAGACTGTGGCGCTGGACGATTTGGTGGAGCAGCTTGGCCACTTCCTGCAATAGCTTCCATGAGTGCGCCCAGTTCAGGCAGCAGCATAAGAAGTGCCTTTGCAGCTTCTGGCGTGATCGCACGATCCAGTTCAGCTAGTTGTGCTTCTGTCATGGCTCCAAGACGTGAAACCAAAACTGCTGCCAACTGCGAGGATGGCTTCATAATGTTTTGCTTTGCGCCTTCTAGTGTTTTTTCATCAGGACCATCACTGGACTGACGTGGCATGTTGGATCCAGCCATGTCTGGCATTGGTGGGCGTTGGTTCATTTGTGGTTCTCTTGCCATGTCTGGCTCCTTTTAAAAGAATTTCGATAAGAACCCGACGATAGGTCCAGATCCCGGTATGATTGCGTTTGCTACATAAGAAAGCACAGCAGTTTTTCCTGCATCTTTGGCAGCATCCATTGGGTCTGCACCCATTGCGACTTGAGTAATGAAGTCCAAACCCGCCGCCGCGCCTGTCATTTTTAGGTTTGCACCAGCCGCTGATGAGCCATACAGTCTATCAGTGATAGTGGCCTCTGCACCACCGTCCAAATATTTTAATCTGTTTAAGCCAGCAGTCATGGCGTCTACTTTTGGCGCTACTTGAGCTGGCTGATTTGGGTTTAATTTTACATCTGAAAACTTACTTAGATTTGCAGCGTCTGTCGTGTTTAATGTCATTGGCGAGCCATTAACATCGTAGAGCATACCTTGTGGAGAAACAGGAGCTTGTGGACCTGAAAACAACCCTTTGAATGGAACTACAGACCCAGCAGCATCCATAACGGCCTGACCTGTGCTGGCATCACCAAGTTTAGATTGCACGAATGCAGAGCCAATTTTAGCTGCTGTTGCGCCACCTATCTGCTGAACCGCTCTTTCTTGGGCTGCTTGCATTTGAGCAGCAGCTTCTTGAGCAGTTATGCCATGTTTTTCCATAAAGTCATCATTGATTTCTGACAACTCTTCAGCAGGATCATAAGTCATAGTTCCTGTTTGTTTAGCTTCAACCCAGTTATAATATGGCATTAAGTCTGTACCATATAAATTCTGCAACTGCCCAGCTTCTAAACCGGGATCATTTGTCTGAAGTTCAATGGTTGGCAAAGTAATAGTGCCGTCATCATTTTTGACTGGCTTATCAATTTTGCTTAAAGCACCAATATTTGGAGTTATGTTAGGGATAAGATTAGACCCTAAAGCACCGCCACCTATATTAGATGTATTAATTAGCTGGCCATTTGGCCCCATCATAACGCCCATTAAGTTACCTCCAGAAAACTTGCCACAACATGCAGCCGATCTGCTGTTGCCGCTGTAACTTTGACAATTTCATTCTCTTGAACCACAAGTGGTCCAGTTATTAATTCATTCGTTGCAGGCCCAGAGACTGCCTTTACACTGTACACGCAAAACACGTTGCTGTCAGCATCTGTTATAGTAACAGTAATTGTGTCGTTATGTGCGCTGTCATTGCACACCAAAAATGACTTAAAAATAGCAGTAGTAGCACCGGGGCAAGTATACAGCGTTGTTGCAGCAGTTGTTGTTAAGTCTAGTTTTGCATTTTTATAATTGTTTGCCATTACGCCATAAACCACGCTGTAGCTTCGGCCTGTGCAACTGCTGCTGTCAAACCAAT